AGATATAAATGTTGTACCTTCGGAGCCTTGTTTTTCAAATAATTGACCAGTGCTAGTATCTATCCATTTAAATAGGAATTCGCCGTTATTTACAAACCAACATTTTTCAGTTTTACTGTTAAACCAGAAATCTGTTTTGATTGTTTTATCAAATACCAAAATTTTACCGCCATATGTTTCTTCTGATACCCAGGTAATTTCATAGCCATAGTCAGTTTGTTTTACATTATCTTTTTTATCCATTATCCTGCATCCAATATAATATTACCACTTATTGATATCCTTGTTTCATTACTATTCAAAAACGGATATACATTATGGGGCAACTTTGAAGGGAAAAATATTATTTCACCTTCATTTTCTTTTGTTAATTGAAATCTTTTATGAACAATATTTCCAATAATATTAGTATACGTGAATTCAAAATTACCTTGATACTTATTTTCCTCTATTTCAGGAATCTTAATCCATATACTATAACTATAGATTCCTTGATGTACATGATTAGGAATAAATTCACCTGCTTTTTGATGGTTTATCCATTGCTCTTCAATTCTATATGGCAAGGATTTTGTCAATATGCCTATTTCTCCTAAACCTGGAAAGTCGGTTTCGTAATTTTTAATAAGAGTTATTATATACTGATTTAGTTCTTGTGCGGTGTCTTTTAGTCTAAAATGTTTTGCAACACCTTTTTCTGTTATTCCAGAATTTACTATCTGGGTACATCTTAAAGATTCGTTTAGTAAATTATAATACAAATTTTTTGGTATTTTTTCTCTGTAAAAACCAAAATTTTCTAGAAACATTGCTTGTGTCATATTAATTCAATTAATTTAAATACTGTTTCAAGTTTAAGTTGGTTAGTTTTATTTTGTAATGTATTCCGCAAACCCAGGTGTAATGGCTTAGGCCATTTTGTAAATGTTACCCAAGCATATCCGTCGTGTTCATCATTAAGAATAGGAATAAATTCATTTTCAACTAAACACAAATATGTATGAAACTGGAACTTATCATCGTTGCTCACAAAAGTTTCTAAAGGTATAGTTTTTTTAATTTTAACAGTACCAATCTCCTCAGATATTTCTCTTTTTAAACTTTCCCAAGGTGTTTCGCTACCTTCATTTGTCCCCCCAACTAATCCCCAAAGGTTATTTTGCTTACCTTTAGTTCTATGTAAGAACAAAAATCTATGAGTATCTAAGGTGTAGAACAATGCTCCACTACAAATAATCTTTTCCATACAAATAATTATGCTAGAATTTCAAACGCCAGGTGCCATTTGGATATTCACCTTCAAATGATAATATCCATTCTCCATCATCCCATTTATATTGAACACCCGTGTTTAGGTTTGTAGTATATGCATTACCAGTATATGTACTTGCATCAAAAACTACTTGCCAAGCAGTTCCGCTCCATTCAACAATATCATTAACACTTGCTATAAAGTCTGTGCCGTCATTGTTTTTCCAGTCATCAGCACCATCAGTATTAATTGCATCTCCAATACTATTATCTAATAACAAGAATCTATAACCCGCAGTTTTTAGTGCAGCTGGACTTGTTTTTTGAGGATCAATAATATAATGTATCTTATTACTGTCACCGTTTGGTCCGGTGAATACAGTATCACTAGGTAATGTATCTGCATCCCAATTAACTATCAATTCGTTTGGATTTGCAGTGTTTATAGCAACTGTTCCTGCTATTTCTGTTGGCAAGTCTTTACGTTTTAAGCGTATTTCTGTTATGCCGGCTTCAAATATTTCTGGAAAGGATTTAACATATGCGTCCCATAGTACACCTCCAACAACGCCACGTCTTATAAGTTTTGCACTATTGCCTAATATTAGTAATCCGTAATCCTTAAATGTGTTTGTAATTACGTTTGTTGTATTAGGCTTAATTTCCCCTGCATTTCTATTTTGACGGCTAATTTCACCAGTAGGTGCTATCCCTACTGTTGTCCTTATATCAGCACTTACTACACCAGTATCACCGCCTGCTTGCAATTCCGGTCGGCTTTGCTCTAAGCCAATTGTTCCCCTAGACTCGTCATAAATGCTTTGAACAATACTTGTAACTACTCCTAGTCTTTTCACTTTAGTAGGTGGTGAAATGTATATTGGTGTTTTAAACCCTAGTTGTGCTACATCTATTTCGGTTTCTGTTCCAACTGGTATACTTCTTGAACTAAAACCTATAGTATCTAAATTAACAACACTTAAACTTGTCCAATCTACGTAGTTATCTGTTGTCTGTATTTCTAAACTAGGATTAAACAACATTAGAATTTGTTCCATCAATTGCAGTTTCTGATCAGTATTTGTAGTCCATAGATCTACATTTACACTCAATGTATAAGGAGTTGGCATTAATCGTTCAACAGTATAATTTTTACCTTCAGTATTTAAATATTCTTTACCATTGTTATCGTAGGCACGTTCTCTAATATTTAATTTATTAACATAACTAGCATCACTTAAACGTGCAGTGTCCATTTCCAATCCAGTAATATATACGGCCATCCTTGGCGCACTTGGTATTTTATTTTCTGAATTGTCTCTAAGTATATGTCCAACTTGTCTAGTAATATCCCCGTACATTACAGGAACTTCTGTCAACTTGCCACTACCATCCTTGTAAGAAAAGTTACTCATTAATCTTACAATTTGTGTAATGTAACGTCTTATTTGTCCATCATAAAAATGTTGCATTAGTTATCTGCCTTAGGTCTAAGTGCTTGTGATAAGCTCTGTCTTTCCTGCACATTTTCACCACCAATTTCATTACTATTAGTGTTATTAACAAATGTACCTTTTTGATGACTTCTTGTGTTTGTGTTTGTTAGCGTCATACGCACTGAATCTTCTTGTTTGACCCAACGTGTTCCGTCGTTTCTAAATAATCTATTAGGCATAAAATCTGTCCTTAAAAAGAAATCACCTTCAACACTACCTGATGGAAAACTTATACCGTGTCCAAATGCTTCTCCGTTGCCCGGTATTCCGTCACCTAGTAAGTATCCTTGATATCCTTCTCTATTAGGTGTTTGCATAACTCTATCTGCTAGTTCGTTTTGAGTGCTTGCATCTAAATCAGTTGTATCGGTTGTAACTAATTCTACTTCACCGTTTTCATCTGTTTGTAAACTAAAGAAATGGCTAGTATCATAGCCCGATTTCGCTGCATCAGCTTCGGCTTGTGCAACAACGGCATTATTAATCTGCATTTCTTGTTCATATGTAGATAACAAATCTCGTAAGCTGTTACCCCCTGGGTTTTCTGCTTCTGCAGGTAAATCTAGTATTTCTTTATATTCTTGGCTATCCATAATTTGTTTAAGTTTTACTCTATACAAATGCGGATACCAAGTAGGTGAAAATCCTTCAGCTGCTCTGTTTACATCTTCTACAACATAGAAACGCTTTAATGCAACACTATAATCATTTAGAGCATATTCATCTTTTAAATGTGGTAGCTCAATAACGTCACCTGGCATAATTTTTCTACCAAGTGTTTTTACACTTGAAGATATATGTATAGTCATAAACAATGTATCATTAGATAAAAACAAGCCAAACTGACTCATGTTAAAGTCTATGTCTTGTACATTGTAAATACCCCTTAAACTGTAGATGTCAGGATCATATTTTCTATCTCTGTTTTCCATAAACAACATATCTTGTATGTTTGTTTCTGCTACTGCATCATACTTTGGCTGATCAGCAGTTGCATTGGCTTCTTCAGGGTTTTTTGGTCCTAAATATTTGTGAATAAATACATCTGTTCCGCCTACAGTGAACATTTCATAGATGCGATTGTCTATAAATTCGAAGTCTTTACCCTTTTCTGGTTTATATAAACTAAGTCTTGGCATACACATATTTATCGATACGATAAATACTATTGGAGAAACTATTCTTATGGCAACATTAAAAACTAAAAAACAAGAAATATTTGACTATGTATATGCTATGTTAGGCGGAGGCATGGTGGATGTAGAACTAGATCCAATTCACTATGAAACAGCTCTTACAAAAGCATTGACTAGATTTAGACAACGATCAGAAAATTCTGTAGAAGAAAGCTATTTTTTCATGCCTACAGTAATTGATCAAAATACTTATACGTTGCCAAATGAAATTGTAGAAGTGCGTCAAATTTTCCGTAGATCAATAGGATCACGTTCAGGCGGCGGCGATGGTGGAACTTTATTTGAACCATTTAATTTAGCATACACAAATACATACTTGTTAGCTAGTTCAAATATGGGAGGATTAGCAACCTATGATTTCTTTAGCCAATATCAAGAACTAGTAGGCAGAATGTTTGGATCTTTTATAGAATTCAAATGGAATACAACAACCAAACAATTAACTATTTTACAGCGTTCTCGAACTGAAGAAACACTTATGTTACTTTGCTATAACTATCGTCCAGATGAACAAATTCTAGACGATTATTTGGCAAAACAATGGATTAAAGACTATACCGTTGCTACATGTAAGTATATGTTGGGCGAAGCACGTAGTAAATTTGCTACTATTGCTGGCCCACAAGGTGGCGGCCAGTTAAACGGTGATGCACTAAAAGCAGAAGCCCAACAAGAAATGGAAAAACTTGAAGGCGAAGTGTCAACAGCAGTACCAGGTGGCACCGGTTATACTTTTACAATCGGCTAAAAAAATACTTGACTTTTATTAATATTAACTGTATAATAATAGCATTACAGTTAAGGAATCATTATGATTATCGGAATTTGCGGTTTAATTGGCAGTGGTAAAGACACTATTGCAGATATACTTGTACAGGAAAAAAACTTTGAAAAATTATCCTTTGCAGATAAATTAAAAGACGGTGTTGCTAGTGTATTTGGATGGGATAGACAAATGCTAGAAGGAAAAACTAACTCGAGCCGAAACTGGCGAGAAAAAGAAGACACGTTTTGGACCAAAGAAACAGGACGTAGTATAACACCAAGACTAATATTGCAAGAGTTTGGCACAGATTGTATGCGACAAGGTTTTTACGACGGTGTATGGGTAAGTTTAGTGAAAAAACATGTGTTAGATAATCCACATAAAAATTTTGTTATTCCTGATGTACGGTTTGAAAATGAAGCAAATATGATACATAGTATTAACGGTAAAGTATGGCGTGTTAGGAGAGGACCTGATCCTGTTTGGTTTAGATTGTATACTGACCTTGGACAAGAACCAACCAATGTGCATGAGTCAGAATGGAGATGGGCAAATATTAATTTCAATAAAGTTATAGATAACAATCACACACTACTTGAACTTAGAAGTCAGGTAAAAGGTCTCCTTGCTTCCATTTAACTCCTTGTTTTTGTAATAAACGTTGACAGTTAGCACATATTGTTTTTAGATTGCTAGGCCTACAATTAAGCAAGTTACCGTCAATATGAAAAACATTAAACTGTTCGGTGTACTTACTTTCAAATGCACATTTTTCGCAATAGTCTTTTTTCTCATAACCTTTTTGTTTCCATAATGGTATACCATAGTTAACACCGTTGCGTAAACATCTTTCGCATAACTTCCTGTAGAAGGTCTTTCCTTCTTTTTTATAGTTTATTGCACAAGGACGTTGTTTGCATTTACATAAAGGTCTCATATTGTATTTACCTCACCTTTATGGTGCCTTTTTCTGGGCTGATATCAGCTGGTATTTAAAAATTTATGCTAAATAATAATAACAAAGTAATGTCCACGATAGGAGAAAAACATGGCACTAGTATCCCCAGGCGTACAGGTTAGCGTAGTAGACGAAAGTTTTTACACACCCGCTGAACCCGGTACAACACCAATGATCTTTGTTGCTTCGGCACAAGATAAAACAAATGCAGCAGGCACAGGTACAGCACTTGGCACTACAGCGGCAAATGCAGGAGTTCCGTATCTGTTAACAAGTCAAAGAGACTTAGCAGATACATTTGGAGATCCAATTTTCAAATCTGATTCAAATAACAACATGATACACGGTGGTGAACTTAACGAATACGGGTTGCAAGCAGCTTATTCATATTTAGGTATAGCAAACAGAGCTTTTGTAGTAAGAGCAGATGTTGATCTAGGAGAACTAGAACCTAGTGCAACTGCACCAGAAGCAGCTCCAGCAGACGGCACATATTGGTTAGATACAGCAAATACATTATGGGGTATACAGCAATGGAATGGTGCAAGTGTTTTAAATTCAGGACAGGTATTTACAAATAAAGTACCTACTGTAATTACAGACAGCTCCGATTTATCAAACACAGGCTCTTTAGTAACTAACGGATATTCTGGGGAAATTCCAGTTAGTAGCATTGGAGCAGTAGGAAGTTATGCAGTTGTAGCAACTACAACTTTGATAAGAATTTTTTATAAAAATACAAACGGTGTATGGGTACTTGTAGGAAGTGATGTTTGGATAAAATCATGGCCAACAATTTCAGGCACAGCATCTAACCCAACTTTTGCAGGAACAGCTGCAATTACAATAAACGGTACAAGTGTTACTGTTAACAGCTCTGATACTGTTTCAGATGTAGCTGCCACAATTAACGGATTAAGTATACCAGGAGTTACTGCAAAAGTCACAGATCTAAAATTAGAAATTTTT